CTCGATACAGTAAAACCCTGCTTTGTGTTGATAACTTCATGGCTTGGACATTGGGCCACAATCCAGACGCTGAATTCATCCATACCAGCTACTCAGGCCGACTGGCGATCGGGAATAGCTGGGCAACTCGTGGAATAGTACAGCACGAAGAATACGCCCGCATTTTCCCTGAAATCAATCTATGCACAGACAGCAAGGCCAAGGATGAATGGCGCACAACTGACGGCGGTTGCGTCTACGCCGTTGGCGCTGGGGGTACGATAACAGGGTATGGAGCAGGCAAGCACAGAGAAGGGTTTGGAGGTTGTATTCTCATCGACGACCCACACAAGGCGGACGAAGCCCGTAGCGAAGTCCGAAGACAGAACGTTATAGACTGGTTTCAGAATACCCTAGAGAGCCGGAAGAACTCCCCGCATACCCCTGTAATTGTAGTTATGCAGCGCCTACATGAAAATGATCTTTGTGGGTGGTTACTGGCGGGAGGAAACGGGGAAGAATGGGAGCACGTCTGCATGCCAGCCTTACGGGATGATGGCACTGCTTTGTGGCCTGCAAAGCACAGTGCAGAAACGCTCATGCGCATGAGAGACGCTTCACCGTATACATTTGCCGGGCAATATCAGCAACAACCTGCAGCGCCTGAAGGCAATCTTTTCAAGCCAGACAACATCCCAATAATCGACGCTCTTCCTGAAAATATGCACTATGTCCGCGCATGGGACTTAGCCTCAACTGCTGGAGGTGGTGATTGGACGGTAGGATTTAAGCTAGGGATAAGCTGGGATGGTGCAAGGATCATCATTGCCGATGTGGTGAGATTGAGAGGAAGCCCGGAAGAAGTCGAAGCGGCTATTAAGAACACGGCACAAAGGGACGGGAAGGAATGCGTAATCCGCTTACCTCAAGACCCTGGACAAGCAGGCAAGTCGCAGATATCTTATTTGACAAAACAATTAATTGGGTTCAATATCCATTCCGGCGTTGTCTCTGGTGATAAAATTACCCGAGCTGAACCGTTCGCATCCCAGTGCAACGTTGGCAATGTGTCAATGCTTAAAGCCGGGTGGAACGATCATCTAATAGATGAAATGAGAATGTTTCCAAACGGGACATTTGACGACCAGATAGATGCAGGATCGGATGCGTTTGCTGAAATCGGACTTATATATACTGGCGATGTAAGTATCGAAACGATTAGCAAGATGACTAAAATGGACTGGTAAATGATAACTCACTCACACACACATATTACCCATAAAGTCCCCGCGCTAACCGCTACAGGATACACGTACACAGCGGCGGCAGATGAGGAAATAGACTGGCTGCATGTACAATATACAAGTAGCGCGACTGCTGGTAACAGAAATGTCCGAGTATCCTTTCTAGATGCGTCATTAGTTGAGTATGCGGACTTTCACGCGGGTCAGGCACAAGCTGCAAGCGTGGTAAGACATTATGTATTCATGCACGGTGTTCCAAGGGAAGGTAACTTTGTTGATAACGAAATTATTTGCGCTATACCCCATGGGTTTTATTTACCTGCCGGATGGAGTCTAAAGATTGAGGATGCGTCTGCCGTAAGTGCAGCCGATACAATATTAGCTATATTCCAAGGACACAGCCTTGATAAAATAGAGAGGTAATATGTTTGAAGCCTTCACAAATAGATTCAAAAAGCCAGAGGTAAAAGCGCCCATTGAAGAGGCAGCGTGGTCAGAGTCTACTTTGTATCGAGGGGCAGACTTTCCGAAATATAATCCAGATGATCTTCTAGGCCGCAAGGGATATGCAATATATTCCAAAATGATGGTTGATGAACAGGTCAAAGCTGTTGTCAGATTCAAACGCGATGCAATCACAAGCAGGGACTGGACTTTTGAACTTAACGACGAGTCGTTGTCAGAAGAAGAACGCGATCTGCGAATAGACGTATTCACAAAAGCAGTGGAGAAAATGGAAACGCCGTTTAGTGATTCATTAAATGGAATTATGTCTGCTGTTCATAATGGATTCTCACTCACTGAAAAACTACACAAACAAATTATTGTTGAAGGCAAGGGATGGTATGGCATTAAGAAATTGAAACTGCGCCCTTGCGATACTTTCTATTTCCATGTTGACGAATTTGGAAATATCGTAAAAGTTACTCAGAAATTCGAGTCTCGTGAACAGGAAGTTGATATTACCCGCTTCATTCACTTTGTTCAGAACCCTGATTATGATGACCACTATGGAAGAAGCGAACTCCGCGAATGCTATCGCGCATGGTTCAGCAAGGACATGGTTATCAAGTTTCATAATATTCACCTAGAGCGGTTTGCCGCTGGCTTTGTGTGGGCTTCACCAAAGGAAGGCAAAACGATTGCATCAGGGTCGACAGAATTAGCTAATTTAAAACTGGTTATGCAAAACTTGCAGGCCACATCATCTATCATCATGCCGAGCGGCATTGATCTGAATATCGAACACCCAGCCACAACAGACGCATTCGAGCGGGCTATAAGCCAGCATGATAAGAGTATAGCTAAAGCCCTTCTTGTGCCTAATCTGATGGGCATTAGCGAGCAAGGTAGCACAGGAAGCTATGCGCAGTCACAGACTCAAATGGAAGCTTTCTTGTGGACATTGGACGCTGATGCAACAAGGCTTGAAGCTGTGCTTAATACACAACTGTTTCAAGAGTTAGGGGATATTAACTTCGGGGACGGGATATATCCTACATTCAAATTCAAGCCTGTTAGCGATTCTCGCAAACTGGAAATCGTTAAAATTTGGACTCAACTTGTCACTGCTGGCGCTGTTCAGGCGACAGATATAGACGAAGCGCATATCAGAGAATCGTTAGAGATACCTCAGAAACGTGTTATAGAAGGTGATGCGCCTGACTTAATTCTGAATGGTGCGCAAGTAACTTCGTTGGTAAGTATCGTTACCCTTGTGGGCCAAGGTACTCTAACACCAGAGGCCGCGAAAGCTGTCATCACTTCGGTATTCCCGATAAGTGAAGATCAAGCAAGTGCGATGGTGGATAGTGCGAAGGTTGCGGCTCCATCATTACCCGCCCTTATAACTCCTGCACCAATTACCCCAACTGGTCAACCTAATATAGGCGCAGACGGCATGCCTATTGAAAAACCTGCCGTCAATAATGAAGAAACGATTGTCGGTAAAATGGGGATAAGCGTAAGCACATTCTCAAAAGCCATGAAGCGGGTAGACTTTGCAGTGATCGGAAGCAAAGCAGACAACACAAGTGCGGATACCACCTACGAAATCGCTTCGATTAATTCCGAAGTGGTTAAACGTCTGGTGGCACAAGCAACAGAATTGAAACTCGGCACTGCAGAGGGCAACCCTGACGACCTGCGCAAGATTGTCTTCACCCCCGCCGAAATAAGCAAAATTAAAACTGCTGCCAATACTGGATTGAAAAACGCTTGGGCAATCGGCGAAAGCCATGCGCGAAAAGAAATCAGTAAAGCTAATTTGTTTGCTGTATTTAAAACTAATGACCTAGCACTTCAAGACCTTGCGACAAATTACTTAAAAGCTAAAAGCTATTCTCTCGCTGGTGACATAAGCAGCGCCACGCAGAAAAAGATTCAAGCAATACTTGCCGAGGGAATCAAGGTCAGTAAGACTGCGGAAGAAGTTAAAAGAGAGATTTACAAAGCATTAGAAGCCGACGGAATGCTGACCGAGGATGCAGTAGTAGAAGCACTCGGAGCAAGCACGGTTAAGAATGCGAGCGCTAGAATTGATACTGCAATCCGTACGACAAGCTTCGAAGCTATTAACGAAGCACGTTACAATTTTTTCAGCGATCCAGAATTAAATGGATTTGTCGAGGCGCTTGAATACAGCGCTATCATGGATGATCGGACAACAGAGATATGTTCCCAGCTTGATGGACAGACTTATGGCGTAGACGATGAAGTATGGTCAACATTCCGTCCACCTAACCATTTCAATTGCCGCAGTCTGCTAATACCAGTGACAATTAACGATACATGGACACCGGGCGAACAGCCTACAGTAAATCCACAGAAGGGTTTTGGATTTACAAGGCCAGAATGTAAACACTAGGAGGATATATGGATACTACAAGACAAGATTTTGAAAATGATATGCGCTCAAAAGGGTATAAGATAGCCCGTAATGAAGCAGGAGAATATCTTGCTCAATTCGTTAACGATGCTTGGCGCGATCTTATTTCAGCAAAAGAAAAGCCACGAGCAAGACCTGCGAAAGAAAGCGAGGAATAAATGAATACTATTGATGCTGAAATATTCGCAGTAGGTAAATGGAACGGCTGGGATTTCTCTGCAACTGATTTGCAGGCTATGGCGCATGCATTTACTACCCTTGGTGATAACATGCAAGTAGCTTTGAAATTCGGTCATAACGACGAGCAGCAAATGACAGACGGCCATCCTGCTTTGGGATGGGTGTCGAAGGTATGGGTCGCAGGGGATAAGTTAATGGCAACTTTTACAGACTTACCAAAAATCGTTTACGATGCGATTACAAAAAAACTTTATAAAAACGTCAGTGTTGAATTAGATATTGATGTAGAGTATAAAGGCAACAATTTCCCGTATGTACTTTCGGGCGTAGCTTTACTGGGTGCTGACATTCCTGCGGTCAACACTCTGAAAGACCTGACTCACTATCTCAGCCGAGACGCTAATTTTAGCGTTGGTCGCCGTGCAGTGTTTTCAGCTATCGTGGGGCAATCAAAAGGAGATCACAACATGGACTTAGCACAACTGACCCAAAGGGTCGCAGAGCTAACCGCAGCGGTCTCAACTTTGACAACTGACAACGTCGCATTAAAAGCTGATAAAGCCGAAATGAGCGTCAAGATTGCAAAGTTTGAGGCTGACGCCAAAGCGACAGAGGAAGCCACTGCCAAATCACGCATTCTTGCGAAGCGTGCTGAGGTAGTAGACATTCTCGAAAGCGGTGTCAAAACAGAAGCAATCACACCCGCAGCACGTGAACAGTTTACAAAGCTGATGCGCGTTGATGATGATGTGGCTGTTATGGCAATCGACATTGAAGAAGTTAAGAAGCTTACCGCGAACGGTAAAAAGCAATTCAGCAAAGAGCAAGGCCGTCAAGGCCAAGGCGAATCTGAATTGCCTGTTGATGTTCAGGTGGCTAATGAGATCAGCGCATTGATGGCAAAAAAAGAAGCCTCTGACTTCTTCACTGCTCAATCGCTGGTCTTTTCCCGTAACCCGAAGCTGGCACGCGAATATGCCGACTTCAATGATGCAAAGGAGTAAGTTATGAGCGCATCTGGTGATAAAGATACAATTGCAATCGCTGCAACCGTTGATATGTCAACGTTTCAGTACAAGATTGCGGCAATTGACGGAACACTTGCAGCGACAAATGCTGTGGCTTGTGGTGTTCTGCTTAATAAGCCAAAGAGTGGAGAAGCTGCTTCTATCGCTTTCTCTGGACACATGAAAGCCTATGTCGGCGGTGGTTCAATCGCGGCAGGTGATCAGCTGGCAGTAACAACCAGTGGTTATCTGATCAAGAACGTAACCTCAACCAGTGGTATTGTAGGCCGTGCAATCAAGGCCGCGACGTCTGGTTCGCTGTGTGAGTTTATCGGGGACTTCTCGACCGCTCGTAACAGCTACAGCATCGGCATAATTTAAGGAGAATAATATGGGATCAGCTACAGGTCGTGATTTACATATTGACCAAGTACTTTCACAAATGGCGATGGGTTATCGTCCGAGTGGATTTATTGCCGATATGATTTTCCCCACTGTGAACGTCTTGAAACAATCAGACCTTTACATGGTTTATAACCGTGGTGACAGAATGCGTATCGAAGACACCACACGCGCACCAGGAACAATGGCTCGCCGTGTGACCGAAGATACAGGTTCAGCCACTTACTTTGCAAAGAACTACGCTCTGGCGGCTGCTGCTGTGTTGGAAGACAAGGCAAACGCAGACCCGATGATGTTGGCTCAGTTGGTAAACGGAAAAGCAACGTACATCCTCGACAAGCTTCTGCTTGACTGGGAGCGCCGTGTTGCTTTGATGGTTACATCTGGATCAAACGTTGGGTCGTCTTCTGCTGTAACATCGGCATGGAACGGCGCTGGTAACCCTTTGGGTAATATAAACACTGCTCTGGATAACGTATATGGCGCAAACGGTGTACGCCCTAACCGTATCGTCATGGGTGTTAATGCTTGGAAGTCTTTCCGCCGTGACTCTACTGTACGCGGTTTGATTTTCGGGTCTAACAACGGTGGTGGTTATCCAAACACTGCTCAAGCGGCTGCTTTGCTTGATGTTGATCAAATATTGATCGGTGGTGCTTTCCAAAACACCGCGCAAGAAGGCCAGACGGAATCATTGGCATCTATCTGGAATGATCAGGTATTGGCTTATGTGGCTCCGTCAACTCCTTCTGTTGATCAACCGAGCTTTGGTTACAACTTCCGCTGGGCTGCTGCTGGTTTGCCTAATATGCAAGTCGAGCGTCACCCATACGACAGTCGCATCAAGGCTGAATTGATCGAAGCTGGTTACTATCAAGATGAGAAAATCACTGGCGCAAGCTATGGTTTCTTGTTGAAATCGGTAAATAGCTCGACGTAATACCTGCTGCCGCAGGGCTTTGAGGGTAGTCTGTTTGATGCCCTCTTTTTTAAAGCTGCAACTGAAAGTATTTCTTACCGGAGTATTTCCGGTTGCAGCTTTATCAATTAAAGGAGAGTAAAATGTTAACACCGGCAAGTGATGATCCGAACAAAAGCGCGGAAGATAAAAGACAAAAGGAAGACCCTTCCTCTTTTGGCGCAGCAGTACCATTACCAGATTCGTTACGTGATCTGACTGGAAATGGATTAAATAGTAAAATCACGATAGAAACAATCGAGTCAAACAAAAAACATAAAACTTTATAAAGGATATAAAAATGTTTGTAGTTATGCACTGCGGCGGAATTCAATTTAACGGTGACACAATAAAAACCAAGTCACTCGGAGGCAGTGAAACGGCTGCTTACTATGTAGCGCGTGAACTGGCAAAAGCCGGACACCGCGTAACCATCTTTACAAACTCTGAAGAAGTTGGGATGTTTGACGGAGTGAAGTACGAGTGGGCTGGCAACCTATCCAATGGCGCGCCATTGGGTGATCGATTTACTTACTATGCAGAGAACACACCTCACGATGTATGCATTATCCAGCGGCATCCCAGAGCGTTTGAGCGCAAGTACGCAAGCAAGATCAATATGTGGTGGCTGCATGACATCGCGTTGCACCGTAGCCGTGATATTGTACTTGGTCAGATGTGGAACGTTGACCGAGTTCTGGTGGTTTCTGAGTACCACAAAAAGCAGGTTTCAAAAGTTTATGGAATCCCAGAAACTACTATTGACGTGGTACGCAACGGCATTGATCTTGATCTGTATGATCAAGAGCCGCTTGCGCTGTCGCAAGACACGAAGCACATTTTCTACTCGTCGCGCCCTGAGAGAGGGTTGATTAATCTTGTCGGCGCAGACGGCATCATGGAGCAATTGAAAGACTCTCCGGTCATTCTCCACGTATGCGGGTACGACAACACTACACCAGAAATGGCGCCTCTATACAACGCGCTATGGGAGCGATGCGAGCAATTGCCTAATGTGGTTAATCACGGCTCATTGACAAAATCAGAGTTGGCTAAACTCCAGCTTGCTTGCGATGCGTGGGTATACCC